TTATACATTAACACCTGCTGCCGCTGCTGCTGGTGGTGGTGCTGCTGTTATAATTGGTGGTGCTGCTCTTGCTACTTTATTAGGTTATGCTTCAGTTAAGACTTATAAGAGACTCTTTGGCAAATGGGCAAAAGCGTGCGCCGGAAAGTCAGGAAAAGAAAAGACTGCCTGTATGAAGGAAGCTAGATCTAGAGCAATACAGGCACAAGTTGCTGACCTTCAGGCATCATTGAAAGGTTGTGCTGACTCGAAAGATCCAGCGAAATGCTCTAAGGGTGTTGCTGGAAAACTTGGAAAGTTGAAGGCAAGATTAGCAAAAATCAAGTAGTCTATAGAGATTAAGAAAGGAGATCAAAGATGCCGTTTAAGGGTTTTGGTGTGTCGTATCCTGAATACGAGGTTATCACACCTCAGACGAAAATGTCATTTCATGTGAGATCGCTGAATGTCTCGGAAGAAGAACGACTTAAAGGAAGTCTGGTCACACCACAAAAAGTTACAGAACATTTAAACAGATGTCTTTTTGATTCAGTTGTCAAGAAGCCCGAAGCAGTTACTAATTTCAAGTCATTTCTGGCAAACGTGACATTGAAAGATAGAGATGCAATTTTATATGGTCTCTATCACATTACCTATGAAGAAATAAGAAATTACGATGTTAGATGTCTTGCTTGTAGAAAGATGTTTCCAGTTACGGTTAAGGCTTCTAGTACATTTAGTATTAATATGTACCCGGGTAATGACATATTGACAAAAAGAGTTAAAGTTCCACTTCCGGTGACTACAGGCGTCTCAGCAATTATCAAACAACCAACACTGAAAGACGAAGAAAGATTAATGAAGGAACTTTCTGGAATTAGCCTTGACGTAATTACTGAAATGCTAATTCTTGACCAGTTTGAACAGGACGTTCCAGAGGGCAAAGAACCTAAAGTCTACAGTGAACCACAGGATATGAGAGATGCATATTTATCTCTTCCAGCAAAAGATAAAAGGGCTATCCATGATAGTTATCTGGAGGAGTTTGGCAAATATGGTCTTGATTTGAAAATGAGAACTAACTGTACATTCTGTGGTCAAGATGAAATTGTTGACGTCGATTTAGTTGACAGCTTTTTTCGGATGGTATTCGGAGCATGATCAAATCGCAAGTTATCGTAAAACTCTAGCTGAGAACATCTACGCTTGTATGGAAATGAGTGGAATGTCATACTCCGAAGTCGCTGCCATGCCCGTAAAGAAACTTTTTGACTACCTCAAATGGAAGTCAGACCTTGAGGATGAGAAAAGAAAGTTGATGAAAGAGGAGGTCAAAAGACTAAAGTAGAGGAAAATAGATGTCCACATTAATGGAAAAGTTTCAAAAGTCTGTAATTGGTTCGAGCGGAAAGATAGCAGATTATACAGCTAAGATTGCTCCATTTGGAGATTTCTACCGCGTTGAGGACCTACAGACTATCCTAACATCTTGGAACAACATACTACTCACTCCAACTCGAACATATACATATGACCCCGAGTTCGGTAGTGATTTATACAGATATGTATTTAACCCACAGGATGATGATACACAGGAAGAGATCAGAGACGAGATTATATATAAACTAAGACGTTACGATGATAGAGCAGAAATCGTCAGTTTAGATGTTGAATATTTGACAGGTGCAAAAGGTTTTACAGTTAGCATTGTTGTTGAATATCAAGGAGAAAGAGGTGGAGTATCATTTGAAATTGATGAGTCTTTATACTTCAACATTACTGGGATTGAATAATGAGACTATATTATCATGTTTATAAGAATTACAAGGGATTATTCAGAAAGAAACATAAGGGTAATACCCAAATGTTTACTATCCCCCACATCCCTTCCAATCAATATTTCACTCATGGAGTTATAATTGGAAGGATGAACGCACCGGGTGAGGAGTATGATGATTCTCTTACTTTCATGACTATAACGATGGCCGAAATGTCAAAAATGAAACAGTTTGTTGATGGACTAGGAATGGAGTTAGGAAAGAATTACGAGCTAGTTCAAGTTACTCCAGTTAAGGTAACTGATTTAGATGACCTGAATTATCAAGTGAAGGTTCTAAAGAAGGGAGAACATATTAAATCAGATCTTGACATTTTCTATGCTGACCATGCAACTAAGAAGCTAGGGAGAAAAATATTTCTGATTAAGGGTATTATTGATCTCTATACCGATAAGGTCAAAACTACTCAGATGGCCATGGTCGCAATGAAAAAGATGGCTTTCCTTAGACAACCAAAAGTTGGAATGCCGAGGGCATAATGACAGACTACTTACAAAACTATGAAAGATTATACGAGTACATTCACGAGTATCAAAAACTCGTCTATGATGTTTATAGTAAACATGCTCCCAGATTTCTTGTAACTTACTATAATATAAATAGAGAGTCTACAATTTGGGAAGATGATTATGTCTTCGGTGGATCTTACGAAAGAATTGGTGACTTAACTGGAATGAGGTGGGACAAATATCTTCTTCTTCCAATATACTGGACTGATGAAGTAGCGACTGCATTTTCAGGTGAAGATACAGGTTATATAAAGGAAGGAGAAACAAATATTACATTTCCGAATACCTACAACATCACACCCTATCCTGGTGATCTGATTAAACTTGAACAAGAATATCTAAGGCCAGTCAATGATGTCTATCCGCTTTTCATAGTCACAAACGCTGAAATATCAGCAAACACAGATAGAAGATATTGGAAACTAAAAATTGAAGTTAGGGAAAGTGAGACAACTACGAATGCCGATGAGCAAGTCACTAGAATCCTTGCATTCTTTGAATACACGAAGAAGATCTATGATGTTTCTGATGCTGCTTTTCTTACAAAAATGCTTACCAAAAACGAAACACTTAGAGAAAGATTAAAGAGTCTCTTCGATGAAAACAGTGGTTTCTACTTCGTCGGAGATGGAGCAAATCCAGGAGACTGCTAAGGGGATAAATTAAATATGGCTAATGATACAGTTTCTTCTACGGGTGCTTCAGAAACTACAATTTCTAGTCAGGTATATCTGTCAAGAGATAATACAAGAGAGCAGATTGCAGACCACTTGAAGACATACTTAGAATTAGAAAATGTTGATCTGACCAAATCATCCTTCCTTTCTTTTATTGTGAATGTAATGTCTACCCTAACTGGTAATATGATGTTTTACCAGATTTCCGCATACAGGGAGTTCTTTTTAACCACTGCCCAATTAGATGAGTCCATTTTTAACCTCTCAGCATTTCTGGGTTACAATACTAGAGAAGCTATTTTCTCCACAGTCAATATTTTAATAACAATGCCTTTTGGTTTTCCGGATGCTAATACTACATTTACAATTCCAGAAAACTTTATATTCAAAGCACAAGATATAGAATTCCTTACCTACTATAGAACCGACATTACAGTATTAAATAATCAAGCTGTTGGAGTGAAAGTAACAGAGGGAACTAATATTTACAACCTTCCAGTTGATGTTGACACAACTGCTAATTTCAACTTTAGCTTCGTCCTTCCGCTCAGACAGTACAAAGAAACCATTCAAGAATTTCAGGTTGATGAAGATCTAAAAACTTATCAGTTTTCCACAATTGATGTACCTATTGAAGGAAAAGTTGCTGGTCAGGTTGTAGAAGTCAGAGACCCAGGAAGTGCTGGTTTCGACTTATGGACCGAGTTTGAAAGTATATATTTGATGAGTGCGACAGACAAGGGGTACGTTTCAAGGAGAACTGGATTCGGAAGACGGCTGTATTTTGGTAACGGTTTGATGGGAGTACAACCTATACCTGGTTCTACTGTAAAAGTTTCTGTACTAGAAACCGAAGGTGCAGACGGAAATGTCATAGCTGGTTCAATAAGGTCAGGAGAGAGAATTTATAACGTAACTACCGCTGGTGTACAACAGATAGTTAATTATTCTGTCACAAATCCAGTCCCAGCAACAGGAGGAGAAGACGAAGAAGATGTTGAAGATATCAGAAGTAATGCAATTGCCAACCTAACATCTCTTGGACGACTTGTAACTTATGATGACTATGCCCACACTGATGTTGTACTAACAAGCACAGACGAGGATCTTGTTTCTCCAATCGCACCAAATTCAATAGCAATTCTAAAAAGATCAGACATCAAAGTCAATGAAATAATGTTATTTACTACCCTTCTATATGGTACCGAAAATGGTACAACTGAGGATGATACTCTAACAGTAGTTGATCAACTAGTTCCAATGAGAAATGCGTGGCTAACAGTCGACTCTACTTCTCCAATAACTACCGTCTATCTAGAGAGGGGAACCGTCATACCAATTGATGGAGTAGACTACTATACTCTATTCGATATATCCACTGACAATATTTATAATAGAGCTGCTTACTATCACTATATTATGGACCAAATTTCTCAAAATCCACTTCTTGTAACTGGTTACGGAGTCGAGTACAATTTGGTTGCAACAACTTTATCTGTTCAAAAGTCTGGTAGCCAAGCAATATTCAGACTCCTGTACTCCACAACTGAAATTGATTATGCTACAACAACCTGCGAAATGAAAATTCTTCAGGACTCTTCAACGTATGCAATGGTTAATGATTCAGTCAATAAATATTACGAAGTTATCATTGATCCCTATACTGATCTGCCAGAGGATCTTTTAACAATACAATTTACTCTAAGTACAGTAACTGAGGCCTTTGCAAGATATGAAAATGAATTGGTCTTTAGGCAATCTCTAGATGAATTTATGATATCTAATCTAACAGCAAATGATGCTACTTCGCCTACTCAAATTACAATATACGATATCCCAGTTATTCAAGCTGAGTATTATGATGGAATCAACCAAGCAAACTTTGAATTAGTAGTCCTACAAAATATGTTAGCTACAATGGACTTTGTAGACTATAGGATGCTAACAGACTTTACCAACCTTAAATTTGCTCACACAACTGGAACCATGAGTGGTATGCAACGAAACGAAGTCACTAAATTTCCAGTAATTGACATTGGATTGACGTCCGTACCCGTTGCACCATCATTAGGTGATAGATACATTGTCACTGGATATGAAGGTGGAGCATGGGAGGGACACAAGGACGATATAGCTGAATGTTCAGATGCTACATCAGTGACTTGGATTTTTACAGAACCTATTACAGATGATATTCTTTATGTAACAAATAAGGGTGTGAAATATATTTATACAGGCGTTGGTGGATGGGTTGTTCCAATATATGATATTCCATTGCAGATTGAAATGGAAGTACATAAGGATCCACTTTATCCAGACTCAGCAACGAAGCTATCAAATGATATTAAGGAAGCATTAATTGCAGGATTCACTGAAAGATTTGGAGTCAATGCGACAATCTACCGATCTGAAATTATAGATATAGTTCAGGAAATTGACGGAGTAAGTCACGTTCATCTCCTCCGGCCTGAATCAAACATCTTTTTTGAGTTTGATCCATATAAAGACTTTACACAACAAGAACTACTTGAGTATGGGCCAGAGTATATATTCTTTACTGACGATGATATTTCAATTGCCATATATGGTTAGGAGATATGCAAACACTATACGAAAAGTCAAAAATTAACATTCCAAAACTTAAAAGGTACATGCTACGTACCGTCGGGGATGAGATGGGTAGGTTGGTTGAACCTTGTCACTACCCCGCAGTTAAGAAACATTTCTATGAAATACTTGCTGCAGTTGGATTGAAAGAGAGAGATATTAAAGACTTCAGAAATAGATTCTACGTTGGGATAGGCCCAAAAGCTGGACTATTAGTCAAAGAGATTCAAACGAACTTACTTATATTCAGTATGTATGCTGCCTTAAAGAAAAGAGACAGAGTATTGTTTCAGACAATATTAACTTATATGGGGATTAGATATTACTCAAACTTAATGCACAGACAAATCCCGTATTGTAATCCCGACCTCTTTAAGTATGCCCTTGAGCATCTAACAAAGACTCATCTCTTTGCTCGTGAGAAAACTATTCCTAGCACCATTATGTTTCTTTCAAAAGAGATGGTCAAGAAACACACACCATTTATTCAGGAAGCAAATCCTGACAAAATAGCTGACTTTATATTAGCCTATCGGCATAGATTATCCCAAAGTATAAAAAGTTTTGCATCGTTGTACTATCATGCTGCAAAAATGGGAGTTGCAATAAAGAAACCCTATGAACCTGAAGAAGGTATGGAAGATCCTGCTGAATTGCAGAAGATGGAAAAAGCTGGAAGAGTAATTGATCAAATCGTTAAAAAGATAACAGTTTACAAAACTGTAGATAAGAAAGCAGTTGACGAAGCTAAGAAACTAACAAAAGTAAGTGCCGTACTGGCCCAGCAAATTGCGAATACAGTGATTGATTTGAAATACGCAGATGATATTAAGATGATATTACAACTCTATCTTAAGAACGTGACAAGTGTGAAACAGATTTGTGGTAGGGATTATTACAATTACGTAAAGAAGTTAATGGCTGTGAAAAGACTTGGGAATCGTGTGAGTTTCAAACAGGTGGTTGGTGATACTCTAATGAAGATAGCCGTTGACTTAAACTATGTTGATAGGTATGACAGATTCACTACTCAAACCAAATTTGTTATCAATTTATATCTCGCCTATTACATCACGATGGTCCTAAGAAATTCCGTCTGCTAGAGTCCAAGAAAACTCCTCGCCCTATCTACTAAATCATCGAAGGTACTCTTGTTCGGTCGTGAAATCCTTCGTGTAGGTGTAGTAGATGGTTCTGACCTGGTGGGAGCTCGTTGTACTGAAGATGGAGTTGGTGGGGCAATTGGAGTAGGTGCATAACCACCCTCTGGACTTCCATATACATCCGCTGTGGGTCCTTCTTCAGTCAGAATTTTAGCATATTGTTGTAATGTAGGTCTTCCTCCCTCAATTGATTTCGTCTTACCTACAACCATACTATTGTACAGACTTCCAATATCTAACCTTACATCTACAATACCCATTCTCTGATTATAAGCAATTGATTGCTGATCCCCACCTTTTATAACTGCCGTACTTCCTATGAATGATGGAGATATTTCAAATAGTCCAGGACATTTAATAGACTGTAAGAAGGGCCAAGTGTAAGTCTGACCATCCGATGTCTGAGGAGTCGCAAGAAGTAAGAGAGCAATTATTGGACCTATAATATATTTCTTGGTGGAAAATTCATTGCCCGGTGCAGGATTGTAAAGTCGTATTGTTAATTGGTATGATGGAGTAAAACCACTATTCTTCCATACTTGAGGAAAGTCAACCCTTGCACCAGCTAACATTCGGTTAATAAGTCCTACGGCCCTAGCACCTCCAGCACCCAAACCTGCACCTGAACCAAGTTTGGCTAGTGCTGCCTCAGTTGATCTAGCACCTTGGCCAGCAGCAGTTCCAACTTTACCAAGAATCGCCCCAGCACCTCCGGGTAGTTCTTTTCCAATTTTCGCTAAAACATCACCTGCTTCTCTGACTGCTCCAGTTGCTGTACGAGCACCCAATACTTGAGCTAGTTCGCCTGCACCCTGACTAGCAATATCAGTAATCTTATTTATAAAACTTTCCCCATACTCATTTGAAAAAGTATCTGTCGGAAAGTTATCAGCTAAGAATGCTACTTTAATAGAATTACTATTAAGTTTAAAACCGTGAGCATTTAACAATTCATTATACTGAGTCCACGCTATCTGGGTCTTATAGAGAGACAACCCCAAGGAGAACACCGGAATCTGAGGAGTTATGGTAGCAACGGGCATTGTATTCTTAATCATGTTGTTGCTAACAAAAGTATCAGGTGGAAGACCCCAAATAGGATCTAGTGTAACTATACCTTTTTCTCCCATCTATATCCTCCTTATGTACCATCTGCAACTATTTTATCTACAATGGGATCGTGATCCCCCATTTGCTGCTGGCCACCACCACCGCCTGTGGCAATATTCTGCTGATTGCTATTAACCATAGTGCTGACAGATGACACTACGGCAGTAGTTTGTTGTTCAGTACCTTCTTTTATTTGTTTCATAGTTTTCTTGCCCATCTCAACTATAGGTTCAGTCTGCAGAATGAAGTCCATTGCGGCACCACGAGCAAGTGATACTTTATCTGTAGTAACTCCTCTAGCTTTCTCCATAGCAGCTTGACCAGCTCTAACTGCTTTGTCTAATGCATCTTTACTCTTAACAGTTCCGGCTAGAGCCTCAAGACCAACAGGTTTATACTGTGACTTGAGAAAACCCAAGAAACGCTTTTCCCTTTCAGCACCATACTTTGCTGGATCACCAAACGGTATTTTCTTTCCAGCCACTTTACCAAATTCAATTCTAGCCTTTGAAACTTGATCAAAACCATATGGAATATAGTCACCAATATGTTGTTCCATGTATGCTTGCTGAGCAGCCTGTATGGCCATGTATCCTTCACTTCCGCCCACACCGCCCACATAATATCTCTGTCTCAACTCTTCTGCTGTCCCACCAAGGCTTGTGGCAATTCTAGCCCCATGTACTGCTTCGACTCTACCTCTACCACGACCGCCAGAAGCTTCTTTTCTGGCCCTCATACCCTTTTCAACTTCTTGCCAATCTTCTGAAATTTTCTTTTGTAATTCTTTTGAGCGTCTTTCCATAAATGGATCAACTATATATTTATTTACCAAACTTCCAACAGCAAGTCCACCCGCCCCTGCAAGTGCAACCGCCAAGGCTGGCCCACTAAATATTGTTCTTAGCAGAGAAGGTAATAGTCTTCCCAACATAGGGAACAAACTTCCTGAAAGAAACTTTGCTGCTATGCCTCCAATATTACCAATAAAACTCCTAACAAAACCGAAGGCCATCATAACCCATCTTAATGCGCTTCTACCAAAACCTCTAATTCTTCGGGAAGTCTTTTGAGATGCATCTTTTATATCCTCAGTTTTGCCAAGCATCTTCTTATACCAAGGTCTTTGATCTTCTATCATCTCAAATTGATCTTGTTGTATATCTATACCCTTTTCTCTCCACATTGCCCACTTATCTAATCCACCATAAAGATGATCAACAATATACTCTATCTTTTGCATAGTAGTCAATGGAAGTGCCTTGGTTTCTTCTTTTGTCTCAAACAATTTTTTAAATGGGGCTGCTAGAAGCTCTGTAAACCCTCGCTTCTTAGTCCAAAATTCCTTAGTCTCTTCACTAAGTAATGCACTTCTCTTAGTTGCCCATTCAATAGGAGCAGCAATAGCTCTTATTGACTTACCTGCTATTGACCATCTTTGTCTTTCAATTTCTTCAATTTGTTTATAATCTTTGCCGGTTATTATACCTGATATATCTTGTAGAGCTTCAGACGATGCTCTAGCATGAGAAATTACTTTATCAGACTGATACATCAATCCAGTATAGGTTGTTCCAGCAATTTCAACTAAATTTTCAAATGGATTTTTTCCGCTTCTCGGAAGATCGGCCTCATATCCACCCCTTTTTTTGAATAAAATAGTACCGGGTAGTGCGAACACCTTACCGATCGCGCCCACACTCCAGAGGAAGTTTCTCAAAAGTGGATTCTCATAAAGCATAGTTGATAAGGCAATTCTAAATCTATTACCAATACCAATAAGACCGAAGACAAGTCTTCTTTGAAGTCTTATCATCTGCTGTTGCCAAGGTAATTGATATTCTTCAAACGTATCGGAATAAGCGCTTAGGAATGATTTTATCAATCCCCTTCTCTCTTGTGGACCACGTCGAAGAGTGTATGCTTCAATGCTGTGTTGACGTTTCGACATAGTGGCTAGAAGACGATTAAACATTTTTACTGGTTTACCAACAACTTGGACTGCTTCTTCAGCTGGTGCTTTTAACTCGTCTATCTTTTTCATCAAGGCATCAATTGGCATTATAACTTCAGCTTTGTGAACTTCCGCTAAACCGCCCTTGCCAATTACACCACCCGCTTGGAGTTTAGGTATTGCCCCCTCTTCCGCTCTCTTCCCTTTAGCGAATAAACCCTTAACTCTCTCCATACCTGTGGTGAAAAGACCTTTAAATTTTCCACCAACCGAAGAGATGGCATCACTAAATGTAGTCTTGATTCTATCTGCAGCAGATTTGAAGACGTCAGTCTCCATGAATTTGGATGCGAAATATCCAAATATTGGGGAGGCCCTTGCAAGACCCATTGCCATTATGTTTTCTTTCTTAAAACTTATATCTTCACTTATCGCTTTTCCATATTGTCCAATAGCTTCTTTTGTTGCTAGGGCAGTTCCAACGGTGATCTTCCTGGTCCCCATTGCAACTTCCTTAATGACAGCACTTAAACTCCGAAGGACAGAACTGGTTGCCTTAGATACTTGTTCAATTCCTTCTTGTGTTCCTATATCCTTTATCTCATCAATTCTTTCTTCAATGCCTGCTTGCATTTTTGCAGCAGCGGCGTTAACTCCACCGATATTTTTTAACCTCTCTTCATACTCTTGCTCGGCGGTTTTCTTTAATTCCTCAGTGGAATCAAATTCATCATCCGGCATTTAGATCTCCTTTATTTGAACATTTTATATATACTTGACCTTATCTTTATCTCACTAGATACAGATATAACTTCAGAAACTACAAATAACTCTTGAATTGGTATAGTGTCACTTACCCCTCCAAATGTAGCTTGATACGCCTTTTGAATGGGGTTGAGAATGTGTATGTATTTACTCCTCGCTCGCAAGAACATAGGAACACTTTTTGAGTAAAGTTTCATAATAGCAATGTAATCCATCAACCTCTTATCAAATTCCTTGTCTTTTAGACCAGAGTATTTTCTTAAATGCTTATCTAAGTAATTATAATAACGCTTGAGAATAGAATTAGATAATCCTACCCCAGCAACTTTCTTCTCGACGGATGCGATAAATCTTACAATGTTTTCCATTTCTTTAACTGGTTTTCCACCGAACTGAAAAATTTCATTGAAGTATGCATAGTAAAACTTCTTCAAGTCATTCTTAAAAGTGGAGTAAAATTTGCTCGGATTTTTGTGTGCAAACATATGCATACATTCGTGAATAGTGATTTCAGCTAAGACCTTATTAGAAGCAAAACCCCATTTGTTTATATGATTATCAACTAAAATGATAACCTTATTAGAATTAGGATCGTAAAAACCAGCTATATGTCTTATTGCCCCCTTCTCATTAATTACAAATTTTCTAATTTTTCTTACCCCTTTTGTCATCCAACAAGGGATAATTGCTTTTTCATCAATAAGTTTTCTTATGTCCTCTGCAACAGGTTTAGTCATTGCAACTTTTGATATTGACTTTACAAACATATAATTTAGAGTCTTCGATCCATACAGAGGTTCACCATCTATACGTGCTACAACTTTAGGCGCAACTGGAAGTGCAAAGAATTCCTGTTGAATAACATCGCTCATACTTTTGCTCCTAACTCATGTATGTTTCTACTGTATTAACAAATGGATCATCAAGTTCTCCATCTTCAAGTTTTCTTCGTACATCATCTATAATTTTCTGATTTCCAAATGGAACATTACTACCCCCATAATTGAGGTCCATTATAGCTTCTAGGGAACTTTCCTGTACTCCTGGCATATCAATCATCAATGGTGGATCATATTTACGAACATAATATGCACACGCAGCAGCAAGTGATAAGTCATCATTACAGCCAGTATCAGCCTCGACTCTACCACTTGGTTTACTTATCAATCCAATCAACTCAAGGATTAGTCTTTGCGATTTGATGCACTCAGGAAATTCACTTATATAAGAATAAAGAGAATCAATCATTAGAGGCCTTGTCCTTGAGTTTGTATTCAAACCAGGCACAATTTGGTCTTTCCCCTTTTTCTCTTTGTACATCATTATCGAGAGATCAGTATTATTAATTGCTTCAGCAACCTGATTTCCATATGAATTATTCTCAATAACTAAGCAACCAGGATATTGAATACCGGCCATCTTAACAACTTCTGTAAAGTCAGTTACTGAGCATTTTCCTTGAAATTCCCAAACCTGTTCAAGAGTTTCGTAGTCGAATACTTCAACAGCTGATTTATCACTGCCAAACTCAGGAGCAGTATCAACTCCTGCAATATAAAATCTTCCAGGAATTGGGTCTGAAAACTTCCATATCTCTCCATTATATAACTTCATAACGTTAATTGGTTCAATCTTTATGTCCTGTAGATGCTCAATTATTTCAGCATCAAAGAAAGAACCTGTCGACGCAATGAACTTAAGTTCCAGCTCCTGTTGAATTTTTCTTTTATCGTGGCCCCAAAGTTCACACTGAGTTTTATACCAATCTGGATCCTTGGCCAACTGCGGTATATCTCCCCAGTGAATTTGTACTGGTTTAAAAATATCGTCTTTACTAACCGCTCTTTGATACCTTTCGTAAAACCACTTACCAACTCCCTGAGTCTTATTTGGAGTAGAAAGTATTATTGTACCAAATGGGACTTTCTTTTCTCTCGCATTTTTCTGATTCGTTGATAAAGCTGGTACCATTCCGGTCCACGCTTCGTCGATAAACTTAATAAATGCCGCTTCATCAATAACGAGGAAAGTGACGGATTTACCACGTAAAGTCTTCTCAGGAGCATTCGGGGCAACCGGCGAGGCGAAACATTTACAACCATTGCTTAATATGAATGTCCTTTCTGTTCTCTTAGTAAACTTGGGAGCCATCCATTTGGGCAACTTATCAATCATACTCATAATGTGGCGAGCAAAATCGGTTGCCTCAGGTGCATCTTTTGAGATGACTCCAATGACTACGTTCTTATAAAATGTTACTAACCAACAAACCAATGCTTGAATAATAGTTGAGATTCCTATCTGTCTAGATTTTAGAACGAAAACGAAATGTTTTTTAAGAATTTCCATTACTAAATTTTCTTGTGCACCATAAGGGATTAGAGGGACATCCCCACCAGGCAATTCAATTTTTACGTACCTTCGGCAAAAATAGAGAAAAGATTGTTTGCACTTCAGATATTCGGAGACATACTTCTCAGCATGGTCTTCGAGTTTCTGTGCATTTATCATTCATTCTCCTTAACGTAGTCGCATCCTACCTTTTTTATTTGTTCTCATTTTTGGGATGAGAAAACTTGCTATATATATTACTTACTAGTAGAGGATTGTTGTGTTTTTTTAGTTGAGGAAATTAAATTTATTTCTCTTCGTTGAATCAAGGCCCTCTCTCGACGAAGGGAAAAATAAAAAAGGAGGTGGTGTATGTAGGAGCAGAGAGGTCATTTTTTATTAGAGGATGTTACCTGAAAGGGGGTTTGAAAAAACCTGTACCAAGAAGAGAGAGGTAAAGAATATTGGGTAACTTGGCAAGCAAATTGGGGTCTGCCTTTGACAGAGAAGTTATTAGTAGTGGAAAGAATGCACATAATCCAGTACTGAAACTCGAACACTTCATTTACGAGGAATCAGTACCCTGCCCTGTTTGTGACAAAGGTATTATAGTAATGCCGCCGAGTCTGGAAAAACACACTCTTCCCCTTGAGGGACTATACTGCATGCTGTGTGACCAAAGGTATGAGGTCGCTAGTGTCAACCACATTCGAAAAAGGAGAAAGTGGAAATGTTGAGTACATCATTGAAAGGAGAACTCAGCAGTATAGGCAAACACAGCGAGAAATCGCTCGATACAGACTCAGACAAAGTTAATAGAAAGGTGGTGGTAAAAGATTGGCCTTTTGATTTAGATTTGTGTTTACGAGAGGATCTTACTTTTTGTAAATAAAAGTTAATGTTTCCCATTTGGGTGTAGAGGCTGTAGGCCTCTTAACACCATTCTTTTTGTATCTATAACGTCGGATTAGTTCTCATTAATCTAACAGTTGCTACAGCCTGCCATTCACCATCTCTAACAAAAACCAAATCAGAAGAACTAATTATATACTTTCCGCTTACATTAATATTTTCCGACACTCTGACGTTCAAGTTTGCGGGCTGACCGACATCTACTAGATTTAGAATACGAAGATTTCTCTCTAAAGAAAATTTAAGAGTAGAGAGATTCCTAATTAACGGTGTAGTCCTCGCAAGTGCAAATGTATTATTAGTGTCATAACCAGTGTGATCTATATGATATTTGGTTCTATCTACTACAGGGTTGTGAAATATTTGAACGCCCCTCTTAGACATTAAACCGTAATTCTTACACACTTCTTCCAAATCCAGATTAATAGTATCATACAGATTATCTCTAGGTTTCACAATGAAGTTTACACGTTTAGATTCATAGATGAATCTAGTATTAGCACTATAATCAGTTCGCATAAGTTCATAAGTATAGAAGTTTTTTCCGTCGTTACACTTCTCAATTGTGTCACTATTATCATCTCCAGAAACAAGTTGGTATATTGTAAAGGCAGTAGCTTTATTCATTCTCCTAGTTAAATTGTATATGTGCAACTTATCTCCACGAAAATTCCAACCCATTGTTCCTCTATAAAATCCAAATATATTATCTAAATATGTAATAGCTTTATTCAAAGATATCGGGGGAATAATTACTTGATCAAGTTGTTCAGTATTCAAATCCTCTTGGTCAATTTCCAGAGTCGCATATGTATCTTCAACTAAATCTCGTATTATCTCCTCTACTGTAGATGCATAGTAAACCTTATTCACAAGAGTTGATAGTGAAAACAACTCTTTCTCTGGAACAGTTAGTATACTAATGTTGGTTCTATCTGGTTGATCAGTTTGAGAAGTTGATCGTTGCATGGGGAGAGTAAAACCAGACTTAAAATGTACAAGAGTATAGTCAATTTGTTCTTTTGGGACCTCGGGTTGCGACTCGCCAATATAACGTACACTCAACTTAATTGGATCTTGTCCATAAATGTAATCTAAAATTATATCCCTCGGATCAATAAACAAATCAAGGATAATTGTTTGAAATGGTCGATTTAAAGAGTTGACAATACGAACTCTGGACAAGTCCATAGAGTAATCTTTGTCCCTTATCCTCATCTGAATATCATAACTTCTTGAAGGAACAAATGGTCTTTGGCCTGGTTTATCTGGCATACTCGATCTCCATGATATTTTTAAATTTGTTCCAGTAGAAAGACAAAAAAATAGACCTAGCGTAAACCAGGCCCATTTTTTTTGGATTTGTAACTATGCTGCTCGCCTAGCTGCTTCTAATGTGGCAACTGCATCAAACATTTGTGAAGGAATAGTTAAAACGCTTTCAGCCACATCCTCCATCAATATCCTTGCGTTCAGGTTTTTCTCAATGGAGCTAAACCTACAGATGGAATGAAACAGATTCCAGGAAGTGATATTGTTTGCACCAATCTCTTCTAGGTACATGGAAAGGGAATTCCTGCGTCTCTTACCAACTGAGTTTTCAATTACGTCGAGGACAGCAAGCATATTTTCCTCAGAGACTCTTTGGCTAAAGTTCTCCTCAATGAGGCTAACAATGTTCTGAGAAAAAATATCAATATATGCTCCAACAGCAGTTGTCATTCTTGACCTAGCATGTTGATAGTGTACTTGCCTCATCTGGCCAAATCTTTGGAATCCGAAACCGACACGTGGGTTACGCTCATCCTCACTGATAGAAATACCAAATGTGATTCGAACAGCCCTTGAACCATTGTAGCTATTCGTAACGATGATGTTTGGATATATGTCTCCAACTTGTGGATAATTTGTGACATTCTGAATCAACATCTCATTGAGCATCATCGTACAGAATTCATTCATATATGTGTGCTCAGTAAAGATTGGTGATCCCACCTCAGAAATTGATTCTCTAATTGGACTGAGGACAGCATCATTTCCAACAAATTGATACCCATCTGATACATATCCAACATATCCCCATTGCGTTGCTTCTTCATTCTCGCGTGGGGTTCTGCGAGTAAAAACTCCTAGCAACGGCACACGGAGATCGGTATTTGTCTTGAGCTCTTGATACATCACTGAACTGTGACGATCAATGTACTGGTATACTCCATCGCTGTGAACAGTTAACCCCATGTCTAACGCTCGGTCCCTAAATGCCATTCTACCTCCTTACTGTTGATGATTACGCAAGAGACCCCAAACTTATTTTTAAGTAAAGTCAGGGTCAAGACAATCTACATAGTTGTTCTATTTACGATTGGTGTTCGATTTGAGATGTTCTTTCTGTCAGTTCCGATAATCTCTCGGGTGCTATTTTTCTTATCCTGTCACCTGATGCTCTAATTTGCTTTTCTGAGAGATTAATTGCTCGCTGAATATCCCTCTCCCTTGCATCACGATAGAACGCATCGGTCGTGATTACTCGGATATTTCTTTTATCTCTGAATGTTACCTTGTAGACGGGAGTATTCAGTGTGGTTGTTGCGTAGTCAATGGCAAAGTCGTGAGATGTAGCTACCTTGCTTGGCCACCCAAGTTGATAGAGTGCCCTACCTTTATCATGCTCGGTATAACCTCTCAACATATACTTCGCTATCAACCAGTGAATGGTGGGGTGTTGGTCAGGATTGTTATTATCCAGATCAAAAGCACCCGGGTTCTCGTTACACGCTTCAATTATCGCTTCTGCTATCTGCTTGTAGAATGGATCTGCTCTGCTCATTGTTGACCTCCTGTTCAACTTCTGATAATATGTCTGTCACTACTTGGTGCAGACTTTTTATACTGAGTTGAAGCTCGTTGCGTCTAGACCCTGACCTTACAAATTGTGTGTTACCTTTAAGTTTTAATAGATCAACTTCAAGATTTGCCATTTTTCCTAAAACTGGACCTAACCAGTTATCAATATTTGGTGGTTCTTTTACTTCAGGAACGGGTTCAATTTTTCTCTCTGGCATTACGGTTTGAATTGCCTCAACTATTTTAACTGGCATACTAACTTTATCAACTCTTTTTTCTGCTAGATGACCAGCAATACTTTTCTGCTTTTCAATGGGTATTTTGTGTTTCACCACTTGGCGTGCAAACTCTGCTCCTGAGTCGATATTTCTGAATTGTTCTGCCGCTCCTCTATCAACTTTAACTTCTTCTTTCTCTGGAGTTAGTGGTTTGGAAATTGCCCTCTTTTTAATTCCGATTTTTTCTAGGTCTCCTGATTTGTTGAGAATGGCTAGTGAGCTGGAGATTTTTTGATCTGACCAATTATCTCCAAGAAAGTTCTTTATGGACGATGTACCCCACCCACCCTTTTGACGCTGTCTTGTAAATCCGCTTTTATTTTTAAATAATGATTTAATACTTTCTGGAAATGAATCCCATTCTTCATTACATGCTTGAACTATTCTTTCTAGATATTCAATAACTGAGAGTATAGTCTCATTTATTACGATGGGGTCTAAATGCCACGTTTCCATATTTTCATTAGCCATTATCCTTAACATTATTTCATTATCTAAATCTCTAATTGGTATATCAACTTCTTTAATTCCAAGTTCAAATAGTGCAAGCATCCTGTGGTGACCATATGCAATTTCATATTTGTTTGATTCAACTGGAGATGGTCTCGCAAGAAGATTATCCCAAAATGAGGTATCATTAATTGACGTCTTCAGATCTTCAACCTTCTGTTTATCAATTGGATACCTTTCTAATTTCCTGAAAGGATTTGGCAATAAATCCGCCACTTTTACCAGCATAACCGACTCCTTTTTATTATTGTTCTGTCCTTTCAGCAAAGAATCTCATGTAAATATCCCGCCCATCAAACCGGAACTTGGGCACCACATTTTCGACCTTAAATCTCTTCTCTTTCTCAAAATAATATCTCGCTCTGCTTGGAGTCCAGATGCTAGCATGGGAATCCGGAGGTTCATTTAACATCTCAGTCGTCACTAAAATATCATGGGCCTCCCAGTCCTTAGCATCAACCATGGGCTCCTCTAAGATCATACTTGATAGAAGTTCATAGTTGGGAACAATACAATCAATACATCCGTGCAGTTTTAGAACTCCCGAAAGGAGATAAATGAAATAATCAAGTTTTGCCCTCGGTATGTGTTCCATAAATCTATAGACTGTAATATAGTCAAACCTTTGTGAGAACGTCTCAAGAAAATTCCATACATCCATTGTACAGTAGATAGTGTCAGATCTTCCCTCAGTGAGAGTCCAACTCGAATATCTGTTTTCAATATGATCCATCCTAGTCTCACCGTGGGCATACATCAAATCTAAGTGGATAAGATGATATGGCCAAAATTCATCAAGATCCAATGGCGGAAATCTTCCAGCAGCGATATTTAAAATTGCTGCTCTTTTCTTCAT